TTTCTCCAGAATTTTTTGCCCCCTTTACCTTTTTTATTGATATAATCTTATATTTTCTCCCCTTGTTAATTCATCAGAGACATACTGTGAACTACCTGATTGATTAGCAAGAACATCTTCAACAGTTTCAAGTGCGAGACTTAAAAACTGTGTTTTAAGTAAAAATATATTTCTTCTGTCATTCTGTATCTTTTGTTCATACTCATAGTTTGTCACAGTATCCAATAAACTTTCTGTCTTCATCTGACCATTATCATAGAATGTCACAGAATAAGTTGAAGGCACTTCTAAACCTTGTGGAACAATAGTCACACCAAGTGATGATTTGACTTCTTTAGTTTCATAGTGATGAACACCAAAGATCTTCTCTTCACTGCCATATTTCCCAATGAGGTAATTATAGAATGCATCCTCTTGTAGTGGCCATTCATTCTGGTAATTGACTATATTATTAGTCAACATTACCAACCAATCAAGATTTGAATCTCCATAAATCTTGAAAGCCACCTGGTCTGGTCTTTCATTGCCAATAATCTTATATTTGGTGAAATTGGTTAAATCACCAAATATTGTGTCATTGACTTTTGTTCTCTTAAATAGATTTTTAACTCTTACATAGTCTGAAATGTTAGCTCCAGATAATCTGCTAACATACTCAAAGTCTGGTAAGTAAGAAAAGTACTGATTTGCCATTAGAATCCCATGTCGTCCCCTGAACTATTGATATAATCACCTGCATAAATTGGTTGAAGTTCACCAAATGACATAGTTATAGAATATGATGTCATTGATCCTGTTTTATATGTAGAATAAGACCCATCAGGGGTATAATTTACATTAAAAGAAGTCAATGCACATGGTTTAAATTTATTCAAATATGGATGTTGTCCACCATCATCCTGATCAAAAATATATTCTAGTAAGTATACAGATGGTGTCTGTAAAAAATTACCTGATGATGAAATTGAAGGTGTAGATGTTTTTTTGAAAAATCTAATTATTCTTCTTATCATTATTGCTTCATCATCAGATCTTGGTGTAAGATTGAAATTGAAGTTAAAAGTTCTCAATCTTGGTCCAGAGAAGAGAAGCTCAAGATTGGGATTGATGACAGTTCCTGTTGTTCTTGTCAAGACATTTGCACCAACTGCCTGACCAGCAAAGTATGATATTAGTGCCCTCTTTGTTTCTGTATCATTTACAGCTTGTTTAACTTCATCTATCGCTCCTTGAGCAAAATTTCCAATCCCTTTTGCAATATCAAAATTACTTATGTCATTAATGGCACCTGCTGCTAAATTACCAGCAGCAAGTTGAAGAGCATTTATTTTATCTCCACCCCAATCAATTGAGTTTGTTTCTGAGAGATTAGGTTGCATGGGTAAAACAACATCTCCTAAAGATTTAGTAAATCTTTTCTTAAGGTCTTTTGTTGTTTCAGCTTGTTGCTTGCTTAGTCCAGACTCAACATAAGCATAAGCAGTGATTCTGATATGGTCATACCCAAAAGGTGGTGGTATAACTGGATATCTCATGCTACCATCATTTATTGCTGCAACTGGAGGAGTCTCTATAGGCATTTCAAGACTCACAATTGATGTTTTGACAATATCTGACTCTGTGTCAATACGATTTCCTGAACCAGAATTTTGCACAGATCCACCACCACCTCCAGATCCTCCAGATACTCCAGATCCTCCAGATGCTGTATTAATACTTAACTCCACATCAACATTGGCAGAAACTTTACCATCTTTTGGAGTATTTGGACCCTTGTCCTTCTTACCCTTGTCTTGTGATGTTACTTCAGCAATTTCAGCAGGTTCAGCAGTATTATTAAGAGATTTAAATCCTTTCTTCTTCTCAAGTTTTTCAAGTATTCTCTTCAATCTCTTATCATCTCTTCGTGGTTCATCATTATTCAGCCTTAAGGCTGCTGCTCTATCATATTCAGACTCTGCTAAAGCAAGAATACTTGACAGTGCATTTTTTCTAATTTTTTCTAGTTGTTTTTCTTTGTTTTTATCACCAACAAAATACTCCTCAAATTTTTCTTCATCGCTTATCGTTACCTTATCAACTCTTGGGTTGTATCTGTATATTGGTGTTTCACTTCCTGGTTCATAAACATAGTAATCACCTTGATCTGTGTCAAGTTCTAATTTAAGTGTTTGTTTTTTTCTCTTTTTATCAGTTTGACCCTGTTTCTTCTTTTTTAATTCTTTATTGATTCTTATCTCTCCAGTCCATTTTTTCGTGGGGAGACCTGCTTCATCCAAATGCGCTACCCACCCGTCTAAATTTTTTTTATATTTACGACTCATTGGTAGGATACTTTATTTAATTATTTATTCTAATATATTGATATGGAATAGACCTCAAATCAGTCAGTTCCATTGGGTAAATAACATGCATCTGTCCTATAACTTCATTCCAGGTATAATTTCTAACTTCACCCCAATGATAGTTAAGACCTTTGAATCCCCACCTTTGAACTTCAACACATGCTATCAGTGGATTTTGGTCATATTGTATTCTGGGTGTTTTGGGGGCGTATATAAAGGTATAGTATCTACCTACATCAGGGATAACTTCAACATCAGTAGCAACTTCCAAGATTTTCTGCATTCTATCATCTGCTGACGATTCAGAGATAATGTCATCCACAATATACTCAAACCTATTGTTTGCGCTTTCTAGGTATTCCTCTTGATCCATAGAGTTCTTCTTCTGTTATGATTTTAAACTCAAGTCCATTGTCTATACAGAATTCCCTTGCTGCTCTCCACTTTGCTCTATTCACTTCAAAGGTTTTACACTCATAGATGTATGATTTAGTAACTCTTGATTTTTTTGGTGGAGGACTTGTTTGTTTTTTGGGTTTAATCTCAATTACATATTTTTTAATTCTATTGTTTTCTTTCACTTCAATCAAAAAGTCTGGATAATATCTGTGAACTCTATTATCAACTGGTGAAACATATGGTATATTGAATTCTTCACTTGCCCAACTGACTACATTTTCATTTAGATCACAATACTTACAAAAGGTTCTTTCCCAATTACTTCTACAAATGATATTACTGGAATTGCCTTTGTATTTTTCAGGGTGACTAGGTTTATATCTACTCTTGTAAGATCCTGCCACTTTAATCATACATAGTTATAGTAATCACGTTTATTTATAGATGGCGGGGGCACGCTCAGGAAGAATATCTACTTCATCACTGAAATCCAGGTTCATGAACTTGGCACAGTCTTCACAATTTATGGTGAAGTTTCAACCTCCTGCTGATGTTGCAACAATGCTTGAAGGTAGAGGATTAAATTATAGTGGTGAAAATGGATTCTTAGAATTGCTTTGTAATGAAACTACTCTGCCAGGAAGTGCTCTTGCTACTCATGATAAGACCAATGACTACATGGGAGTCACAGAGAAATTAGCATATAGAAGAATATATGATGAGACTCTTGATATGACTTTCTATGTTGATAAAAAATATAAGATTATTGAATTCTTTGAGGGATGGATTGATTGGATATCAGGTGTAGGTGACAATCCTGGAGGTATTTCTGCATATAAAAATACTCAGGTTGGATTTAGAAATCATTTTCCTGATTCATATAAGACAAACATACATGTCAATAAGTTTGAAAAAGATTTACTTGATAGACAGTTATATCATACATTTGTTGATGCCTTCCCAGTTGCAATCAATAACATACCCATAAGTTATGAAACAAGTGATATACTAAGATTCTCCGTATCTTTTTCATATGTTAGATATGTAAGAGAGTACCTAGATATTAATATTGACCCAATTTCAGTTGATTTTGAGAGACCAGGTGACCTTGTTAAGAATAAAAAAGGAAAAGGATTTAGAGCAGTCAGTGGAAAGCAGATTCCACCTGGTATTGGAGGTACTAAGTATATTCCTGAAGGAATGACAATAATTGAAGCCATCAATCAGAATGAAATTTATAAAGATCCAAAGGGTAAAAAGAAGGCATAAATAATCACACTGAATTTTTTAGGTTGTTATGCCTTTACCAACAATTGCAACACCAACATATTCTTTGGTGCTACCATCAACTAAGAAAGAAGTAAAATACAGACCCTTTCTGGTCAAAGAAGAAAAATTACTTGTTTTGGCATTAGAGAGTGAGGATCAAAAAGATATTACAACTGCCATCAAATCTGTATTACAATCTTGCATCAAAACAAGAGGTGTAAAAGTAGAGGAACTTCCTACCTTTGATATTGAGTATCTATTTCTCAATATTAGAGGGAAGTCTGTGGGAGAAGAGGTAGAAGTTAATATTATTGCACCTGATGACAATGAAACATCTGTGAAGGTAGAAATTTCACTTGATGAAATTGAAGTCAAAGAATATGATGGTCATGACAAGAAAATTAAATTGGATGATGACCTGATGATGGAAATGAAGTATCCATCACTTGAACAATTCATTAAAACTAATTTTGATTTTAATGAAAAAACAAGTGTGGATCAATCATTTAATTTGATTGCTGCATGTATTGATAAAATTTATAATGAAGACGAGGTCTGGGCTGCAGCAGATTGTAGCAAAAAAGAACTGACTGATTTTCTTGAGCAGATGAATTCACAACAATTCAAGAAGATTGAGAACTTCTTTACAACTATGCCAAAATTGTCACATGAGGTGACAATTGTGAATCCAAAGACTAAAAAAAAGAGCACTGTAGTTCTGGAGGGATTGTCCAGTTTTTTCGCATAGGCATGGTCCATATGGACCTTGAGAATTACTATAAACTTAATTTCGCCTTGATACAGTACCATAAATATAGTTTGACAGAGATAGAAAATCTCATCCCCTGGGAGCGTGACATTTATGTTGCACTTCTTCAGCAACACTTAGAAGAAGAGGAATTAAAGGCAAAACAAAGGAATGGCTCTTGATACCCAAACAAATGTAGATAAGGAGATTAATGAGGGTATCCTGCGCACATATTTGGGAGTTGATGACCCCATTGGTATAGATTTTGGTACATATAAGACATTATTGAGAGAAAAAATTGCTGCTGCTAGAATGGGTGGTGGTGACATGGACAGCAGTGACATATCATATCTTACCAATGAATTCATTAGAATTAAAAAGATAGAGGTTCCTGAAGGACAGGCAAAGAAAAAGATTGATATCAATAAGTTTGTAAAAAAAGCAGAAGAAAAAAAGAAATCTGATACAAAATCAGCACAAAAACTATTCAATCTATCTCCTGTAAAAGTTGATAGCACAAAAAGACCATCAGTTAATTCCCAAAAATTATTACCACCAGATCCAGACCTGGATGAATCACAAAATATTGATAGTGATTTTGCTCAGTCTATAAGGGATGAATTTGATTCCAAACTGGATGATGTAATAAATGATGTGCAGAATATTGCAGATGATTTTGACAAGAGATTAGATGATCTTTTAGAAGATATAAGAAATGATAAAGATGAAAAGCAAGCAGTCATTGATGATCTAAAATCAGAGAATGAAGAACAAAAGAAAGCACTTAATATGCTTGCTCCAAGTTTTGCATCCATGGAGGAAAACTTAGAGGAAATACTTGGCAATACTAGAGAACAAACTAAACTAAGAGAAGATGCTGTAAGGCAAGCAGATAAAATTGAGCAGACAACAGAAAGAAAGGGCAGAGAGGCAAAATTAGAGAGTAAGACATCCAAAGTTGGTAATACTGTAAAGAAAGCAGAGAAAGCCACTAAACCAATGGGTGGATTTCTTGATATGATATTGAATTTCTTTAAAAACATACTACTTGGTGGTGCTCTGGTAGCACTGATGAATATTATTGAAAATCCTGGTAAAATGTTGAATCCAATCATTGAGAATATGAATGGGTTCATTGAATTTATT